ATAGACGAATGTAAATTTATAATTGAAAGTGCTGAAGTCAACATCACTACCACACATAGCAATAGCATTGGGTAGGAAATAGGAATCAAATGGTCCTTCGGTGACATAGACTTCCTCTTCAGTGTTAACACGATCCAATCCAAAGAGTTTCGTCTTACTCTTATCAAAGATGCATGTGATATATCTTAGCACACTTTTAGGTGCTAGTGATCTACCTTGAATACCAAACCATTTACCATCCTTATCGATAAGAGGGATGATAATCCTAGGTTGGTCATTCTTTAGACTCTCAAAATAGTTTGGACTCTGAGCGTTGACCCATGCCTTAAACTTGTCAACATAATACAGAGTATAAAATGCGTCCGAAGGTAAGTGTCTCTTCTCTAGATACTCTCTTGCGGGATGCTCATTATTTAGACTGGCAATAGATTGCAGTCCAGTAGGCTTGGTGGCAAAGTATGGCTTTGCTGACAAGTCTGGTAGGACTTCTTTCTTCTTAGGTTTTTTATATTTCTCAAGAAGATATTCTGCGTATAAATCTGAGGCTTGATCCTTCAAGAAGGTAGACAGAGACTTAGAGATACCACAGTTGTGGCATTTATAAACGTAATCATTATTACGCATAAAAAAATACCCCCTCGCTTTACTCTTGTAGCGTTGGGAGTCACCGCAATAAGGACACCTAAAATTGTAAGTGCGTCCTTGATGTTTAAATTTTTCTAGTCTGACCCCAAGACGATCTATGTATTGGGTATCAACGTAACTCATTAAGGTCGGATATCTCTCCAACTAGCATACTACTATTTGGGGATCCTGTCAACACTGGAGTAATAATCCTCTGTCCTACTGGACTCACTAGGAAACTTATGATACTTAGTGCTCCAAATATAGACCACATCTTCTTCTCCATTATTCTCAGGCGGTCATCCACCTTCCTTATATCTCTCTCGCATCCTTTCTTTATTGCATTGGTCTCTCGATTGACATCTGCAGACAGTCTATCGATCTTCTCAAATAATATTTCGTCTATCTTATCTTGCTTATCTAACTTCTCATTATGAACAGCAAGAATCTGACCCATCTTCATAGAGTTTTCTTGAAGAGAGTTAACAACTTTTTCTAGCCTTTCAATTATTGCTGAGTTGATATCAGACATGGAGTGCCTTTTGACGTTTGTCCCAGTAGAATTTTATTACTTGATTAGGGTATAAACGAGTTATTTTAATCTTTTTGTGCACCTCAGGACGATATATCTTTCTGAGTTGAATATTTATTTCAGACGGAGACTTACCATACAATACATATGAGTCAATACCATCAAAATGTATTAGATAAGGAATGACACTACTATCTTTCTGATAGTGAGATGCTTCTCCTAGTCCTACGTTACCTGTGCGAGGAGCAATCCCCACGTTTGGTATAACGTAACCCTTGGGTTTATACTTACGTTTTTTTACTTTCTTCTGCCCTAGCATAGGATCGAAGCCTGCCACAGGACCACTTGCATTAGCAGATCCAGAGAATCCACCAGTGCCAGCACTCATTGTTGGGGCATCTTCATTAATCATTCTATTGCAGTTAACGTATCGTATACATCCATATCTAAATCAACTTCATTCAATGAGCCCTGATTGATCTCTGGATACCTATCTAAAAATATTAGAAAGGTCTTCAGTATAGACCAGTATTCTCGCTCGAGTTTATACATTAGCAACGGTATGGTTGCCTCATCAAACACATTGAATAAGATGATCAAATGGTTAATGATCAAATTTGTACGTAAAGTCCCAGACTTCAAGTATCTCTTAAGCAGACGCTTAAGGTATTTGAATTTCTTCATGTCCTCCATGAAGTCATCTACAGTAACCGATTGTGGGTTGTTGTAGTGCTTGATGGCAAACAGTAAGTGATTCTTATCTGTTAGACTTTCAAAACGCATTACGAAGATCAGGAATACCTGAGATTATTTATTAACTACCAAATGTGATAGTTGCTGCACCGTCAGTTTCTTTCTGGACAGCACCTTTGCTTGTGGTAATGATACACTTATACTTGTAACCGTTAAGTGTTGTACCTGCAAGTCCACTGTATGCAAGAGTTGCGGTAGCGAAGTTAGCGTATGTGATACCTGTGTCAAGTGAAGCACTTACATCTACCCAACGAGTAGTAGCAGTTGCTGTCTGTCTCTGCCATTTGTAAGAGATAGTACCTGACTGGTCTACAGTTGCTGCTGCAACGAATGTACCAGCACCACTAGAGGATGTAGAGTTAGCAGGTTGTGTGCCAACTGTGATTACCTCAACTACATCTGCTGCGATTGTGTCATCAGATGCGTCGCCCGCTGCTGCTGCAGTAGCATGTGTGAATGCTAGGCATTCTGCCTTGTGACGTGTGTCACCATTGTGTGTAAGATATGTGCGATACAACCACCAACCTGGTCCTGAAATTCCTCTGGACTCATTAGTGCCCTTAGTCATCTCAGTGTCGTCAACAAAAACAAGGTTGTAGTTGGTTATGCTATCTCCACCCTTGATAACATACTCAGCTACTGCCTTGGGAGGTGTCCTCCTGATTGCTGATCCTGCTGCGATTGTTGCAGTTGCTCCTGCGTATACCTTATGTAACTCTAGAGCAGTCGCTGACGTTACCTGTTTTACGATGTAAGAAACACCTGACAAGTCCAACACATCTCCTACCTTGACAAGGTTGTCAGAGGCAGACGTGAAGTCTCCAGAAGTTGTTACGGTTGCATCGCCATTGGTTACTCCTACGGCAGTGCCCATTGCTTTCGCATCGATTAGTCCAAATACAGCCATTGTTCTCTATAGTACGGGTGGTTTCATCTATATGTTATTTATACTACTTTGACTCTAGAGCTTCCTTAACTTTCTCAAAGAGAGCGTCGTCCGCTGTGGTCTTAGTTAGTTTTACTGCCTTACCGATGATAAGTAGACAGATATCGATTAGTTTTTCTCCAAGTTCTGCGTCGTCTGGAATTTTAGCAACAGCAGAATCGATAACCTTGTATGCTAGTGGCATTAAAAAGCTAAACATGATTAATTAAATAAAGGGTACCTTATTTATAACTTTTTATACTCACTTGGTTTGAGACCTGCAGCCTCAGCATCATGCTCTTGAGTTAATGAGATCATCTTCTCTCTCATTCTCTCTTTGATGACATTCTTAGCAGCTGTGTCATCTTCATCATGTGGAATTACATTACCTTCGGCATCCTTTTCATGATGCTCTTTCTTTACTTCATGCTTCTCATAACCGATGCCATCGCCATCGTCGTCCCACCAACGCTTGACTTTTCCTTTCGGATCTTTCTTGGCAGATTTCTTTGCAGCTTCTTTCAGTGCGTCCATAGATGCACCAAGTTTTGCTTTCATGGTTTCTTTCATGAGGTCTTCCTTTTTCGGATTTACAGTTACACCTTTCTTAGTAACGGTCTTGAGTGAACTCTTCCTGTCCTGAGTTTTTTCAGTTGGTTGCTTCATTCAAGTCACCTTTAATGTTACTTCGCCAGTCGTATTTATCCTTAATCGACAGCTTGAAAGATTCGACATCGAGAGTTTTTGGATAGTCTTTGTCACCTTTTTTAGCAGGTGCTTCGCCACGCTTACGCTTGGCATGGATGTTATCCCATAGACCCTTCTTCTCTTCTATCTCTTCTTCCTTGACGCAGTTAGGTACTTGCTTCCCTCCCTTCGTCTTGGTGCCCTTTGCCTTGTAGCCTGTCCAACATTTCTTGGCACCTACATTAGCACGAGCTTGTTTCATGGACTCGTGAAGGTCATCTATATCAATACCAACCACTTCTTCTTTAGCGGTGACACCAATATCAACTGCATCTTTAGCAGTCTTACGACCATCCTTACCCATAACAATATATCTACCATCAGTTTTACGACCAGTGACAAGCATCTGATCTCCACCTGAGGAGACAACTCTTCCAACGTTTCTATCTCTTTTAAACTCTTCCTTTTTCTTAGCGATAGCTTCCTTCTCAACAGGGAATCCCCCATATCCTTCTACTACTACCTCATGAGTATCTAAGATATCGATAACCTTTACTGCACCCTCTTGAAGTCGTGTGATCAACTTGTCAACAGTGCCGTTGTCAATAGCATCGAAAATTTTATTCTGCTCTAAGAAGGTATACTTCAGTAGTGCAGATGATACTTTTATATCTAAAGTCATTGCTTTATAGAAAATTAGTCGTTAGAACGTATTATTATTTAGTCTTTGTCTTCTTTCTAAACTCAGAAAACTTAATTGTTGCTTGACCAGGTGTCATTGCTTGGACTGCTGCACGATACTCGTCAGTGCCTACCTTCCATGAGTTACCACTACCATCATCAGCAGAATAGTTAGACTGATCTTCCCTTTCAGTGATGTGCTGCAACCATGCTTTGTGCTCACTGCCATCTGGCATTTGGAATACAACATAGTTTGTGCCACGGTGGACAACATGTCCTGTCAAACCTGTATCATCGTGCTCTACTAGTGCACCAACCTTAAAGATATGGTTGAGCATATAGAAGTCACGGAATGTATCATAGTCTAGTTTAGGTGCATACTCCCATAGTGATTCATTAAACCACTCCTTGACATCCTTCTTCTTACCTTTCTTAGGTGGAGGTGTCATACCCTTAAGGACATCTGCCATCATCTGTTGACTGTGCTTCTTGCTAATACCCTTAGGCATTCCACCATGGAATGAATCATGGTCGTTACCTTGAGCATGCTTACGCATGTCTGATGCTGACAATTTCTCAATAGGATCTTCAGACTTAGGGTCTCTTGCTCCTGCAGACTTAATGTTTATTGTATTAAAGTCGTAATGTACTTTATTGTATTTTTTTGTAAGTGATTCAAATTCTTTTACTCGGTCATCACCAACAACCATAGTGACATGCTTAT